CCTGTTAATTGAATATAACCACGACCACAAAATTTTGCACCATCACCACTTGCTTCAGGTCCGTTACCCATTCTACCACCATATACTTTGTTTGCAATCTTTTCAGGCTTTCTTTCGTAAGGTAAAGCTGATTGTAAAGTTGGGAAGTATTTTTTAAAGATACCATTCAAACCTTTAGCTGAATAGTTTAAGTTTTCCTTTGTCAAACGGAATCCACCACTTTCATGTCCACATTGTGCTAAGAAGTGTGCTAATCTTAATGGAGTATCTATTTGGAATTTAGCTGCTACATCTGGAATCATTCCTATAACTACATCAGGAATATGTCCTTTTAGATTTTGTAATTTTAATGCACCACTATTTACGATAGGAGTTGCTGCTACTGAAGTTGGTGTTGGAGTAGAAGTTGCTGCTTCACCCATAATCTTTTTCCAAGTTCCATCACCCACAATACCATCTGCAGTTAAACCATTCTTTAATTGATATGCTTTTACTGCTTCCTCAGTTTTAGGACCAAAGTTTCCTATTGGTTCTAAACCTAATTTAGTTTGTAGTTGTTTTACACTTTCGTTATTATCACCTCTTTTCAATAACATATAAATGTCCTCTAATTATTTTCTTTTTTTAGATTCGTTCTTACTTCTTAATTTAGCTAAATCATCACCACCAATATCACCATCTTTATCAATATCTAATTTGTGTTGACCACCACTTAATTCAGCTTCTTTGATTTTCATTCTTTCTTTTAATTCAGTTTGAATACCTTTAACTAAAGTAAAGAATTTTTTCTTTTGTTCATCACTTAAATCAGCTGGAGAATTAACACCAAACTTACTTAGCATTTTTTGAAAGATTCTCTGATATTCAGATTCTTCTTTCATTACTTCTCTAACGATGTTTTTGAAATGTTCTCTACTTAATTGTATTTTATCATCACCTTGTGTTTGAGGTAATCCGTTTGCTACGTTACTATCTTTTTCAGTTGGAACTACGTCCATTTCACTTTCTTTGATAGATGTTGCTGGTCTTCTTGTTGTCATTCCCAATGCTTGCATCGGTACTAATCCTGATAATTTCATATTATGCTTTTTTTAATCTTACTGATTGATATTTATCCATTTTAGTTAAACTCTTTAATTGTGCTTGTGCTGAGTTCTTTGGTGCCGGTCTTGTTATTGTTCTTCTATCTGCGGTTTTTGCTGCACCCTTTGGAGTTGCAGTAACTACATATTTATCCAAAGCCATAGGTTTTTTACCTTCAACTTCTTCAATGTTATCTTCACTTTCTGCTTTATCTATTTCTTGTATAGAACTTGCAATCTTAATGATTCTTTCTTTAATTCTATAAATATTTGTATTGGTTCTTTTAAAGAAATCATTTTTACCTAAGTTGTTTTCACTTCTTAATCTATTGTACCAATTAACAAATCTTTCAATTTCTGCTAATTGATTTTTAACTTCTCTAATACCATGTGATACTTTTTGAGATGGAGTTCTAGTTTCATCTCTTTTTAAATCTAACCAACGATTTTCATTAACTACGGTATACCCTGTTAAATCAGCTTGTCTTTTACCTTTAGTTTTTTCATCTTCACCTTTACCAAATGCAAATGGTGTGTTATATGGTCCGGCTGCTGCACTTGTACTCATTTCATCTACATCAGCTTTTAATTCAACATCTTTATATAATCCACTAATCTTATCATCCATTTCTTTCGATAAAGATTTCTTTTTATTGCCAAGTTCTTTAAGTTTTGAAACAATTTTTTTCTCGTTAGGAGTACCTTTGTGTTTTTTGTATGCTTCTAAATAATTTTGAATTTCTTCTACTACTGAAAAATATTCTCTTTCTATGGTTTTAAGTCCTCTTGCTTCATTAACAATAAATTCTTTTATTTTTTCTGGTAAACCATCATGCTTTGTTGATGCAAAATCTTTGGCATCTTTATCAGACATTGAATCAGCTGCTTTTTCAACTTCTGGAGATGGATTTTCCATATCACCCTTTTGAGCCGAATGAACCATTCCCATAAATCTTTGTTGTGCTTTTGATTGTGCTGGCATTTCTTTATATTGTTATGATAATACTGATGCAGTTCCTGCTGATAATTGAATTCCTACTGGATGACACGGATACACTTGGCCTGGTATTAGTGTTTGTAGAGATAATGTACCACCACCTTCTACCGATACACTACCTGTTGTAGCTATACCAACCGGCAACAATATACCCCAAGCTTTATCATAATTCCCAGTCGTATCATGTCTACCTATTTTAGTAACGGAACTACCCGATGTGAATGTACTAACTTTGAAAATTCTATAATTTGTCATTTTTTATTTTTTTAACGATTGTTTTAATTCACTTAATAATTCATAAGTCATCATCATTGCTGACAAATGCTGTTCTTTAATCTTTTTAACAGATTTAATTTTTTTAATATTTGAAATTGTTTCTGCTAATTTGATTTTTGTAACTTTGTCAGAAATTTTTGAACCAACTTCTTTTAAATTATTAACTAAATTAGTTACTTCATTTGAAACATATTCATTTAATTTACCAGTATTGTTGATATTATTAATATATTCTCTTAATAATGATTTTTGTTCATTAGTAAGATTTTTATATTTGTTATTAAATGATTCTATTAATAATTTATAAGATACTGCTCTTAAATCTTCATCTTGCTTTCTATATTCTTCCAAAACCATATCTTTGATTTTTGCATCTTTATTTTGGATAGAAGAATTGATAATATTTTCTGCAATAGTAAAACGGGATGATACTACATCCGTTGGGTCAAATTGTTCATCACTTGTAACTGTTTCAAATATTTTATAAATACTTGCTAAAGTTTTATAATTAGAAATTGGAGATTTTATAAATTCATCCAAATTATATGTTTCTTTAATTTCTTTTACAAGATTGTATTTTTCTCTTGTAAGTTTCGTTTCATCTAATTTTTTACGAGCTTCTAATATCGTATTGATAAATTGTTCAGCTTTGCTTTCTGAATTATATTTTTCGTTAATAAGATATTGATACAATTTCAATTCTTTAGATAATTCTTTTTTAGAATTAAAATGTTCTTTTAATATTTTTTCAGCAACGGATTTATTAGCAGACATGATTTCCGAAGTAATTTGCCTTACTAATAATTCAAATATAAATCCAGTATTTTTAAACTTTGAATGCTTTATTTTTTTCATCAATTTGTATAATTTGTCAGATATAAATATATTTTTCTATGAGAATACTACTCTTTATCTAAATTCTCTGTTAAAATCTTTTTTTTATTACCATTCATATCTTTAAATATCTCTAAATATGAATTTTTTGGAACGTATTTTTTAACGGAGCCTTCTTTTGATTTAAGCGTCTTTATTCCCAATGGGTCTCTGCCGTCTGGATGGTCATCATGTCCATATCTAACAGGGTCTTTTGGTCTACCTACATTATCTTCTTCTAATTCGGTTTTTAATTTATTCAATTCTTCTTCTATATTTGTAGGGCCGTCGGTTCCGGTTTCCTTTGCAGGGTCAACACCTTGTGTTTCAATTGATGTTAAACGGAATTGTTGTTTTGTATCTTCTAACACTTGTAATGTTAAATCATCTTGTTCATCTTTAGCTAATCCCATAATAGCCTGATACATCCACTCTTTGGAGAACATTTTGGTTTGTTGCATTGATGTAATCAATTGAACTTTAGAAGTATACAATTCAATTTTCTCTTGTTCGTATATTTTTGATGGAATAGTTAATTCTAATGTAAAATTAGTTAATCTATCGTCATCTATACCTTGTGCATATAAATGTATAATTGCAATCTTTGTTAATTCGGAAATGATAACTCTTTGTATTCTTTCAATTGTTTTTGCAAATCTAACATCCATTGCTGCAAGCGTCGCTTTACCATTTGTATCTTCTTCGTATCCTAAATATGCTTTTGGAATCTGTAATGCTGCCATCAACTTACCTTTTAAGTAGTTAAGGTCATCAGTCATATTATATTCCAATCCTTTCAAAGTATCAATTGAAGTGCCATTATCACTACCACGAACTGGCATATAATAATCTTCAATTAAGTTTTGCATATTATATTTCAAATTGTACTCACCCGTTCTTTCATCTATAAATGGAACTTTTTTAGAACCATTGATAATTTTTTGCATGTAGTTATCCACTTCGTTTGGTGGAATATTACCAACATCCACTTTGAAAATTCTCTTTTCAGGAGCTCTCATTACTCTATGAATCAACATTGCATCTTCCATCAACATTAATTGTTTCCAAACTCTTCTACCACCTTCTAACATTGATTTACCATAAGGTAAGAAGTTAGAATCATTATTTAAACGGAAGTGAGCAATCTCATAGTTCTCATATTCTTTCTTTGCGGTTTGTCCTACTGCATTGTAAGGGTTTTGATATGGTGCGTACACAAATTTAACTCTTTGTGGATTTTCTTGGTCGAATCCTTCGATTCTACTCATTTCGTAAGTAGACATTGGAAGTACATTCACAATACCAATTTCTTCGGCCATTTCTAATTGTAAATAAAAATCACCATATTTAACCAAGTTTCTTGTCCATGGCCATAGGTTGAATTCTACATTAAGAATGTCGTAAAATAAGTTTTCTAAAATTTGTTTGATGTTATCGTCTTCGTGATGTATTTTTAATACATTACCCATTTCATTTCTGGCAGTAGTTTCATCTGCGTATGTATTCAATGCAGCATGTAAAATCGGGTCCATGTCCATTGAATCGTAATCTCTAAACAAGTCAATTCTAACTTGTTGGTATGCCATTGATGATTCAACTTGACCTGTACCATAGTTTGTAACTCTCATTTTCATAAATCGGTCAACTAGGTTGGTAGTCATATTTTGATATTCATCCGTATCTATGACTTTAACACCTTGTTGCGTTTTACGAACAATTGTACTTGTTGAAAATAATTTTTGTAACCTACCGAATATTGTTTTATCTGCCATTTTAATATAATTCTATTTTTCTAAATATATGAAAAATTTTTCAATTTTCCAAATTACCACTTTCTACAACTCCAATATCTTGCCTTGTGTCTTGGTCCTGGACTATCACAATTATGTCTTGCTCTAAAAGATTTTCTCGCTTTGGGATTAGACTTTCTTATTCTCATCGTTTTCTCACCTTTGGATGCTGCGGATGTTCCACCATGTCCAAAGTTTACCTTTACTACATTACCAGCTGGGTTCTTTACATATACTTTAAATTTCTTAACATCACCTGCCATTGGTTTACCTAACTTAACCTCTCTACCTTGATATTCCGCTTCAAATAAACATGGACAACCACCTTCATTCAATTCTTTTGAATAACTTCTCATAAATGAAATAAAATCTTCCATATCCTCATCTTCAACGTCATATTCTTCAGGTTCAACTCTTCCGTAGTTTACATCATCGTCACTATCTATATCTTCTTTTTTTACATTTTTACCAGGAATCAAATTTATTAGTTTCATAGTTTCATCATTTTCTTTTACAGGTACACAATTTGGTACCATCTTACCATTTTTCATTTTACCACCAACTGCTTTGTATCCATCCCAACAAGCTTCATTCAATTCTACATTTTCACTACAAGTAGTCCAGCCACCACCTTTTGATTTGTAGTTTTTTGCAGCCCATCCGTTTGCATAGGCTGATGGATATACTGTAAATTTAGATTTTGCGGCTGCTTTAGATGCTGCCCATTTACCCGCATCAGTTGGACAATTTTTTTCTAAAAATAAATTTAGTTTTTCTTCTATATTCATAGTTTCATTTTTTTTCTTTCCTGCACAATGTGCTTTTTGAGAGAAACCTTTTGGATTATTACAATCTATACTATTTTTATATTTCTCACTCCAATCTTCATTTTTTGGTTTAGTAGAAACATATATGGGTTTTTTACCTTGTCCACCACTATCTTTACCACCTCTACCAGCATCGTTTTGTGCATCTCTTTTTCTTCTAGTTGCACTTTCTTTCTCTTTCTTACTCATTCCGGCAGCTTTTGCAGCAGGAACACATTTAGCATAACCTTTTTTTTCTCCCGAAGTTCCACATGGTGGGTGTTTACCATCAACCTTTTTGCCGATGTTTACCCATTTTTCTTTAAACCATTTATTTAAATCTTCGTTCATCTATAAGAGTTTCAACATATAAATATATAAAAATTAACGAAGTAACCAAGTTAAGTTTTCAATCTCACCTTTACCTATTTCCATTTCATATGGATTTTGTTTTAAATGATTGGTTGTTATCAATCCTTCATATTTGTTTATTTGAGTTGAATTCAACATATTTTTTGTTAAATCAATACCTTCTTGCTTTAAACGAAGTGCAGTATTACGAACCCATAGTCCTATTGCCATTGCCATTGTAAGGTCATCGTTATATCCTTTCATAGCTTCTGCTCTACCGGCACTCCAAATAAATGTAAATAACTCATCTATTAATCTATTAGAACGAATAAGAATATCTTTACTTGTCATATAGGTATCCAATGCTGAAATGATAAGTGGTCTTGTTTTAGTTGTAGTGGAAAATCCTGCTACCATTTGTTTTTCATCTCTATAATATTTGTTAGACATTTGTTTTTCAACATCTATATACTTTAAGTCATTACTCATATAAAATAAGTTTCCATATCCTCTATCAATAACGGCTTGAATACATGCCCAACCTACATTTGAATTTTCAATTACTAAAAGTGCATTGTTCCATTCGGTTGCAACCGCCGTTAGAAAATATCCAAAATCTCTTGTATCAATTTTACCTCTATATTCTGCTACTTGTGAACTATCCTCAATATCAATAATTTGGAATGTAGAATAATCGGCTCCGTCACCTCTAGCGACATCGGCAACTACCATATATGCTCTATTATAATTTGGATGTTCCCATTTCCAATAATTTCCGTCAAAACCTGCTTTTTCAATTGGTTCCATAACATAGGTATCTTTATACCATGTGAGTAATGCGGGTTCAATTACCGTATCACCAGAACCAACAAAGTCACAATCACATTCCTGTGCTGCACCTTTAACTCCCAAAATACGTGTTTGTTCATCTCTCCAAGTTTGATTTCTTTCAGGGTGAACCGTCCAATGTAAATTAATACAATTGAAACCATTTGTTCCACTTTCACCATCTACCCACATTTTATGGAACCAGTTACCAATACCATTTGGGGTAGACAATACAATTGCAGAACCACCCGTTGATAGAGTTGATTGTGCCGATAACCAAATTTCATCAATATCTCTAATAAATGCTGCTTCATCGACAACTAACAATGACAATGCTTCCGAACGACCTGCGTCGGGAGAACTTGCGATTGCTTTTACTTGTGAACCATTTTTTAATTTAAGGGAAAGTTTATTATCTTCTACTGAACTA